CAGTCTTCACTCCTGAGGACTACTACGCCATCACGATGTCCAGCCGTGCCATCAACACCGACTTCAACGGTGGCGGCGGCAATGGCACCATTGCAAACGGCACCACGGCACGGGTGGCTGGTATCCCCATCTACTCCAGCAACCACGTTCAGCAGCCTGCTTACAGCCTGGTGGCTGGCGACTACAACGCCGACTACGCCCAGGACCTGAGCAAGTGCCATGGCCTGATCTTCAACCGTGAGGCTGTGGGTGTCCTGACGCTGCTGAGCCCTTCTCTGCAGCTGACCGGCCCTGAGTTCCGGGTGCAGTATCAGTCCGACCTGATGGTTGCTCGCCAAGCACTTGGCATGGGCATCCTGCGTGCGGAATCTGCCTGCGCGATTGTCACCCCCTGACCTAGCCTGGACAGGACGTGAGCCCGGAGGGGTCAGCTACGGCTGGCCCCTTTTCATGTGACCTCTACCATTGGCCTACACCCCTGTAGCAGTTGGGATGGGCCTGTCGAACCAAGGCAAGACGCCGGGCAGGACAACCCTGCTGGAGACTGTGAATGTCTGCCTGGAAGCCATTGGCGAGATGCCGGTGGACACCCTGGAGCATGAGCAGGTTGGTGATGCTCGGGTGGCCGAGAGCATCCTGCTGGAGATCCACAAGCAAGGTCAGACCGAGGGTTGGCATTGGAATACAGAGACCCAGTACCCGTTTGCCAAGGACCAGATCACGCGTGAGGTGGTGGTCCCATCAAGCGTGATCCGCTTCTTCCCGGACCCGTACAACACCGCCAGACGGTTCATCCTGCGCGGCCAGCGGGTCTACGACACCTGGAACAGGAGCTACCAGTACGACGACACGGTGGACGAGATCCACGCTGATGTGACCTGGCTATTGCCGTGGGACGACTGTCCTGAGGTGTTCAACCGTTGGGTGGCGACCAGGGGCGCCCGTGTCTTTGCTGCTCGGATGCTGGGCGACAACAGCACGGTGCAGTTCGCCGCCCTAGACGAACGCAATGCCAGGGCTGAGCTGGAAAGGGTTGAGCATGAGAGTACGGGCTACAACATCCTCACGGACGGCTATGGGTTGAGTCCATTCCCGACCTATGTCCCTGGCATGGGTCTGGTCACTCGTCGTCTTGGCGCTGGGTTGAGGCTCTGATGGCACAACTGGTCTCGTACACCATCCCGTCCCTGATCCAGGGAGTTAGTCAGCAGCCAGACGGGCAGCGCGACCCGACTCAGGGCGAGATTCAGGTCAACGGGGTCTCGTCTGTTGCTGAGGGCCTGCGGAAGCGGGATAGCACTCACACGTTGGCGAAGGTGAGCAGCACCGCCTTTGGGGATGCGTTCATTCACACGATCCTGCGAGACAACACCGAGGAGTACCTGGCAGTTATCACCAAGACCGGCATCCGGGTGTTTGACCTGCAGGGCCTTGAGAAGACGGTGACAGCCCCTGGGGGCTATGGCTACTTGGCCAGTGTCACCGATGCCAGGCGGCAGGTCAGGGCGCAGTCGATTGCGGACTACACCTTCATCCTCAACGCCAACACGGCGGTGGCGATGAACCCTGCTGTGGCACCAGTGACGCCCAGGCCAACGGTGCATGAGGCGTTGGTGTGGGTGAAGGCAGCCAATTACGGGCAGGAGTACAAGGTCAACCTCAACGGCACCGAGGTCAAGGTGACCACAGCTGTATCGCCCGTGGTGAGCAGTGGCACCACGGTGACCGAGAACCGGATCAGCAGCGCCGAGATTGCCGAACAGATCAAGACAGGACTGGGCAGTGTTACGGGTGTGACGATCACCCGCTCTGGCTCTGTGCTCTGGCTGCAATCAGCCAACCCGATCACGATTGCTGCGACGGATGCCAGGGCCAACGCTGACATCACGGCGATCCTTGGACAGGTGCAGGCGTTCACGGAGCTGCCCACCATTGCCCCCAAGGGTTATCAGGTGGAAATCACGGGCGACCCTGGCAACAACTTCGATGGGTTTTATGTGACCTTCAATCCCAAGTCGGGCGACTTTGGCGAGGGCACATGGTCTGAGACTGTCAGCCCTGGAGTTGAGTACAAGTTTGACGAGGCAACGATGCCTCATTTGCTGATTCGGCTGCCAAATGGCCAGTTCTGGTATGGCCCTGCCGATGGGTCAGCAGTCGCTGGCATCACGGTTCCGACTTGGGGGCAACGCACCACGGGCGACTACATCACTGCGCCAGACCCCAGCTTTGTCGGCCATCCCATCAACGATGTCTTCATTTACAAGAATCGGCTTGGGTTCCTAGCTGACGAGAACGTCATCCTCAGTCGGGTACGGGAGTTCTTTGAGTTCTTCCCAGAGACCGTCACCACCGTGCTGGACACGGACCCCATCGACGTGGTGGCCAGCAACAACCGAGTGTCAGTTCTGAAGTACGCCGTCCCGTACCAGGACGAACTGATCTTGTTCAGTGCTCAGTATCAGTTCCGCTTCAATGCCGCTGAGACGGTGTTGACGCCTGCGACAGCGCAGATCACGGTGCTCACTCAGTTTGAGGTGGACACAACGGTCAGGCCGCAGCAGGCCGGCGGCGGGATCATCTTCTGTCAAGCCAACGGGCAGTGGAGTCAGTTCCGGGAGTTCAGTGTCCGCGGTGCGGGAACTGCACTGACCGCCGACGCCCAGGACCTGACGGGCTATGTGTCGGCCTACATCCCGTCAGAGCTGTTCAAGATGACGGTGAACGACACCGGCAATGCCTTATTCGCAATCAGTGGGAAGGCTGGGTATCGGAAGCGGATTTATACCTACAAGTGGTTCTTCCGCAATACAGGTGATGGTGCCCAGCGTGCCCAGTCCAGCTGGAGCTACTGGGAGTTCAATGGCGCTGACGAGGTGCTTCAGGTTGCCTGCATCAGGGAGACCTTGTACTGCTTGATGCGGTACGGCTCGGATGTCTTCTTAGAGGTCATCCCGGTCATGGACCGCATGGGAGAGGTGATCGGCACCCCGTACCCACTGCTGCTGGACCGCCGAATCAGCACCACAGCGGTGACAAGTGCGTCGATGCGGATGGCAAAGGGTGTGTACGACCCGGCGACGAAGACCACCACCTGGACGCTGCCATTCCCGATCAAGGCCAAGACGCAGGTGTGGTCCAGCTACAGCTATGCCCCTGGGGCAAAGCCTGGTGCTGTCTTGCTGGGCGAGGCATCCAGCGGCACGACAATCAAGGCCAGGGGCAACTGGTCTACGGCTGATGTCTTCGCGGGTGAGCCGTATGAGTTCCGGTATCGGTTCAGCCGCTTCAAGATGGTGCGCGACATCGGCGGCGGGAAGGCCGCGGCCAATGCAGTCCGCACTCAAGTTCGACAGGCGAAGCTGAGATACCACGAAACGGGGTTCTTCCGGGTTCTGGTGATGCCTGAGCACAGGCAGCAACTGGAGTATCGGTATGACGGTGCTGTGTCGGCCACCAGGGCCGCTGTGATTGGCTCAGCGACGACGTATGACCCAGACACCCCCAGGTACTACGAGGGGGTGTTCAACATCCCGATCATGAGCAAGGGTGAGCAGTGCATGGTCGAGCTGCGAAATGACAGCCCGCATCCATGCAAGTTCAGTACATGCGAATGGGTGGCAATGGCTTACAGCAAAGCGAGGTCGATGCAATGAGGTGGATCAGGCCAACGGCTGAGCGGGTCTCCTACATCGCTCACAACCTCAGGGAGGCAGACGCCATCGAGGTGCGGCTGAGCCATGGCGTTGATGGGTTGGAGGCTGTGTTTGAGAGCTGGCTGAGCAGTGAGATTTGCCGCTGCATCGTGACCAGTGACGGCGAGCCAGTTGGGGTGACTGGGGTTTGCGGTGACCGGATCTGGCTGCTTGGAACAGATGGCCTGACGGCTACCAGGGCACGCCGGCTACAGCTGTGCCATCAGGGGCGAGATTGGGTTGAGCACTGCCTCAAGCAGGTGGGCGTTCCCCTGGGCAATCATGTCTATTCCAAGAACCTGGAGTCAGTGCGATGGTTGAAGTGGTTGGGTTTTGAGTTCGGCACTCTTGAGCCATTTGGCCCTAGCGCTGCGTTGTTTTACCCGTTCTGGAGGACGATCTGATGATCATTGATCCCGTCAGTGCCGTAGTAGGCGGCGTATCAATGGGCATGAACCTCCTCGGGGGGTTCGCTCAAAACCAGGCTGCTCAGCAGGACTACCTCAACCAAAAGGCCTTTCAGAACGCCACCAGCAAGTTCAATGCCTGGCAGGCGGGCATGAATGCGAAGACCCAGAACCTGAACAACCAGTATTCCTATTGGCGGGATACGGTCAACTACAACCAGCAGCTGGCCTACACCAGTCAGCTCAGGGGGTATGAGTTCGCCAAGGACCTGGCGCAAGCCCAGCGGGTGATCGAGGCACGGACCGGCGCAGGTGCTCA